CGCACGTTCCGGGTGCGGCCTCGAGGTCAGGAGCTCGATATCGGTCCCGATGGGAAACCGTGGACCGGGGAGCTCGAGTGTCCCGCCAGCGCGGAAGCCGGCCACCGGACTACGTGCCAGGCCTGCGGATTGTGCAACGGTGCCGGCGGCTCCACCGGCCAGCGGCCCACCGGTGCGCGCTGGCGCCAGTGGAACCCGGAAGGGATCCGGGGCGTGGAGCTGTGGCGCGGGGCCTCGAGGCTCGATGGTGCGCCGATCGTGGCCATTGCCACCGGGCTCGCGGATCCGTCGTCGAATCCTAAGACGGGGCCGATGGTGCAGACCTGGATCCTGCGGGCCGACGTTGCACCGCATGAGGCGCAACGGGACGGACGCGACGCCAGCGTATGCGGCGATTGCCCGCTCCGGCCGATCATGGCGCGCATCGCGGGAGGTGAGGCATGAGGCTTCGAAACCGAATCGTCACCGATATCAACGGGGCGCGATGGCGCATCGCCCGAATCCACCCGGAGGCGCACGGTTGGATTGCGCTCATTCTCGCGCCGATGGAGGGCCCTTCCGCCGGGGTCCCGACCACATCGATAAGCGTCCTCCCCCATATCGCGGAGCGGTGGGTCGACGGGACCGTTCAAGTCGCGACCGATGGCCGCCTCCTTGTTCGGATCCTCTCGGGAGGTGCGGTGTGAGCCCCCTCGAGCGGAAGGTTAACCGCGGGATCCTCGAGCATGCGGTGGGAAGGGCGATCACATGCCCGGCCGGATCCTGTGGGAAGGTTCTCGATGCGAGGGATGCGGTGCTGATTACCGCAACGGCCACCGGAGACGCTGGCATCGCATGCGGCAAGTGTGCCGAGCCGCACCTCGAGACCATCGCATCCCGCGGCCTCGAGGATTCCTTCGAGGTGATCCGGGGGGCCGACCTATGGTGATCCTGGTTTCCATCGGCGCGGCAGTGTTCGCCGCGGTGCTTCTTGCCGGCGCGCTGGCTCCCCTTTGGCACCGGGGGCCCGAATGATGCACTTCCTCGCCGGCATCCTCGCCGCATCCTTCCTCTTGATCGTCGGGGCATTGCTTTCGACGGCACGCAAGGCCCCATGATCTGAGTGGCCCCATGGGCCGCACTGGCGCCCCGCTAGCCTCACCGGCCGGCGGGGCGCTTCTTCTTGGCCAGTGGGGCCGGCGGTGGCCAGTGGAGCGCCTCGAGGGCAACGGTGCGCCGATGGTGGCCAGCGGTGCCGATGGTGGGCCGTGGGGCTCCATCGGTGGCCGCAAAACGCACAGGTGATATTCGGCAGGTGCCGATCACCTCGAGGCGCACCGCGCGCACCGCTCGAGCTGGCGCGAGCTGGCGCCGGTTGCACTGTCAATGCAACGCGACAGGGCCACGAATCGCGGTTCTTGGGGTCGCCAGTGCGGATCCTGGCGCGCCGCAGGATGCCCCGGCGCCGATTCGCGACACCCCCGCCCCCCTTCCGCCAAGGTTTACAGCGTCAACGCCTAAGGGAAGACCCCGGGGGCCCGGGGGGACCGACTACGCCAAACGTATGCACAGGCGCTCACATTTTTGCACCAAGTACCCGCAGGTCACCACTTGGTCTTGTGGGACCAGTAGCGAGCCGAGAGCTTGCTGGGCTTGCTGTCCTGAGCGTTGTGCCTTGCGTAGTAGCTCTTGCGCCTGGCCTTGTCCTTTGCGCTCTTGGGGTTGCTACCGGCACCACTGACCCCCTGCTGTCCAAAGCGAATCAGCTTCACCGTTGACCCCACCTTGGCGAGCACGGCGTGGCTCTTGGTCTTGTGGCCAGGGGTCCTCTTGGGCTTGTTGTACCCGCTGAACCTCTCGCCTCTGTACTCCACAGCCATCAGTTGCCTCCCTGAGCTGTCTCGATCTTGCGGATGACCCCTTTGGGAATGCAGTTCACGTTGCCCAGATGGCCGTCCTCTGCGTCCTCGAGGGTGCTTGCGATCACCAGGAAGTCCTCGGTGTCCTTCACCAGCCACCCTGCGGTGATCATCCGAGCTGGCTCAAGGGCAGCGGCCTCGGCACCAGTGATCCAAGGGTCCTCGACGCCAACGATGTCGCACCAGTACACCACGAGCCAATCGCCCATCAGGGTGTACCTCCGGGTGACTGGGCGGGAGGCCCAGCTGCCGTGGGCTGCCTGATGGACTGGATGGCCCTCATGACGCTCCTGCGCCTACGGAGGGCAGAGGCTTGGCTGAGGTCGAGCTCGTCTGCCCCCTCCAGCACACACATGAGGCTTCCGCCTACGACCTTGAGCTGGTAGCCCTCCGGGCAAGGGTTGATGGCGAGAGGCTGTCTCGGCATCGGCTCCAGGCCGGCCAAGGCTGCGAGAGCCTCGGTGTCGATGTGCATGGGTCTTTTGGGGCTTAGGTACTTAAGTGGCAATGGTGACCGATACCGCCACCATCACCTCTCCCGAGAATGGCAGTAGGGGCATCATTCATCCATTGGTGGCATAAGAGAGGCTCAGGTCACCTAAGGGGCTTTTGTTCACCCTCTGGGTTATCCTCCCTCCATGAGGGAAGAGACTTCCGTTCAAGGGCCTGAGCTTGGTCGTGGTCGATCTCTACGGTGGACCATCGGTAGTGGCAGTTTGGGCACAAACGGATCCTTCTGACGGTCTTGTAGTGGTCGTCCCAGAGGGCCTCATGGACCTCAGTCCGCCCATGGCCACAGAAGGGGCAAGGGCAGCTCAGGAAAGCCATGTGGATTGTCTTGGTCGGTGTCCGAGGGTGAACCCTTTGGCACCAGGGTTCAGGAACTCCTCGAGGACCTTGGCGTGTCTTTCAGCACGGACCTCGGCCATCTCCCTGTCTCTGTCTCTGGCCATGGCGTCGGCATGGAACCCAAGGGCCATGGCAAGGGCGTCCAAGCGGTCGTCGTGCCTCAGGGCACCTCGGTCTCTGGTGATGCGGGAGAACTGGTGCATCAGCATGTAGGACCGCTGTTGGTCCGCTGGCATGCTCTGGACGCTGTCGTAGTCGTTCTGGATGACGGACCTGTCGATCAGCAGCCGGCGGGAGGAGCTCAGGGGCTCGATCGTGTCGCAGATGCGGCGCTCTTTCTGGATGTGGTGCCGCACCAGGTCCACTGAGCAGGGGTAGCCCACCTTGGCCAGCACGGGCTGGAGGAGGCTTTTGAACATGCCCTGGCCGAGGTTCTCCTCGACGATGATCCGGTTGACCTTGTACTGCTTGGCTGTGCGGGCGATCTCTTCGAGCACCTCGTCACCGAAGCCACCCTTGATGCCCTTGCAGCACAGGACGAACGCCTGTCCCGCATAGGAGGCCGTGACGGCCACTGCGGTCTCGTCGGAGCCTTTGCCTGACGGGTCCACGGCCATGACCTTGGTCTCGTAGGGCACCAGCTCGCCATCGGTGGCCATGGGCCTGTGGTAGCGGTCGCCGTTGAAGCCAACGCAGGGCAGGTCGTTGATGACCTTGTCCGGGTCGTTGCACCAGATGTACTTCTCGAAGCACTTGTCGCTGTCGAGGTCAGCCACCTGAAGGTCGTTGATCCGCAGCGGGTAGCGGTCCAGATCCGACATGCTCTGGTCGAGCATGAACTGGAGGTTGAACATGGAGCGCCCGTAGGCGAGCTCCCGCTCCATCAAATCCTCGCTGTCGAACCTAGCAGGGTCTGTGGGCTCCCCTGCGGCCCCCTGAAGGCTTTGGATCATCGGCGCGAGCATGGGGCCGTACCCGACCTTCTGTCGCTCAGAGGGGATCCTAGCGGGCCAGATGCGAGTCTCGAATCCACGGGCCGGCAGCTCGCGCAGGATGTCCTGCTCCGTCTGCGGGGTGCCGAGGTAGATGATCCGCCCGCCCGGCTTCAGGATGGCCTCGTACTCCTGCGTGGCAGCCGCCAGCTTGTCCCTCATCATCTGGGTCTGGCTGTTGGCCCAGGAGGCCACGTCGTCGCAGATGATCTCCGAGGCGCGAGCTCCGGTGATGCTGGAGTAGACGCCCTTGGAGGTCACCGAGGGGCTGTGGGACGGAGGAGCGGGGCCAACGTCGAACGCCACCTTCGAGTTCCGCTGGTTCTCCCTGGGGCGCATGTGCGCCGTCAGGACACCCATCTCCTCGATGAGCCTGAGGGTGAAG